GTTCAGCAAGTTGCAGACGCAGCTAGCGATATTATTTTAAGTTACCTAGACTTTAACCGCTCAAGTATTGTCACGGTAGAACTTGAAGAAAACGTAGCAACTTTTTACACAGCCGAACCCCATGACTTTGTAGTAGGTTCAGCGCTTACTATTTCAGCTTGTGGCGCGACTTTTAACGGCACACGCACGGTTACCGAACATAGGGCAAATGATTTTAAAGTAGCAATTACAGCTGCCGACGTTATTCCTACACCTTTACGCCCATATGGTAAAGCGGTTTTAGCTTCACAAGTTGCGCTGTTTGATACCAACGCTAGCGTTCGTGAGGCTTGCCTTGCTTTAGCTGTGGACATTTGGGAAACTCAAAAGGGAACAATGGGACAGCAGGGCGTGGACTTCGCTCCAGCTCCTTACCGTTTGGGGCGCTCAATGTTGCAGCGCGTAATGGGTCTACTAGGTAAAGATTTAGACACTAATAGCTTGGTAGGGTAATGGCTAACTTAGTATCGCTACGAAACAGCCTTAGCAGCTCCCTAAGCGCCGCTGGTCGGGTAGTTTATGCTTTTCCACGGGAACAGATAACACCGCCTGCTATTGTGCTTGTGCCTGCTAGCCCATACATTACGCCAGTAGCTATTGGTGGTTTAAGTAATCGCCTAAACGTACGTTTTGCTTTAACCGTGGTAGTCGGCGCAGCTGATAACCAAGCAGCTTTAGCGAACATTGAAACTTTAATGCTTGACGTCTATAACGCGCTGCCTACTGGTACAGGCATTATCAACGGATTTTCCCAACCCCAGATAGAAGAAGTATCTGGGCAACAAATGCTTACTAGCTCATTAACTATTGAGTTAGTAACGACTAACTAACAACAAAAAGGAAGGGTTAGCCCAATGGCAACTTACATTACAGGCAGGGACTTAACCCTGACTATTGACGGCGACAACTACGACGCGCAGGCTTCTACAGTTACGCTAACAGTAGAACCAAATCAAGCAGTACTAGAAGTATTGAGTGGACGCGCCTATAAAACGATTGACTATAACGCAACACTAAGCGTAGAAATGTACGCCGACTGGGGCGCAGTTGGTTCATTATGCGACGCACTATTTGACGCTGCGGGCGCAGCTGGCGATACTGCTATCGCTGCAAGTTTCACAGCCAATGGGTCTGTTTTTACTTGCGACGTGTTCCCGAATTTCCCAGCTGTGGGCGGCGGCGCAGTAGACGTGCTTACAACCACAGTAGAACTAGTAGTAGACCAAGGAAGCGTATCTCGCGCTTAACTAACAGAACAGGGCACTAAAAATGAAAATACAACTAAAAATAACTACCTTAGACGCAGAAGTAACTAATGTAACTGCTATCGTCCCAGACTTCGTGGCATGGGAACGACACAGTAAAAGAAAAATTAGTGACTTATCGAACGGTATTGGTATGGAAGACCTAGCCTTCTTAGCTCATAGCGTTTTAAAGCGTAGCGGGGAAAATGTTAAACCTTTTGACGGCTGGATAAATTCTATCGAGCTAATTGAGGTAGACGACCAAGACCCAAAAGCCACGAAGTAGGTAGTATCCAGCGGCTATTGCTAGAAATAGCGGTAGCTACTGGTACTAGCCCTACTATCTGGGAAGAAAGAACAGCTGAAGATTTACTAACCGTTTTAGAAATTTTGGAAAGGCGAGAACGTGGCAGGAGATAGAGAAACAGTCTCATTTAAAGCAGACCCTAAAGACCTGCAGCATGTTTACGCCGCCTTTAAAACTATGACGGACGAAGCTAATAAAGAACTTAAAACACAAGTTACGGCTATTAGTGCTTGGACAGCGACGCAAATTAAAGCAGCGGCGGCTAATGCTAAATACATGCCTAAACAAGCTTCTAGAGTTGCCGAAACGGTACGCCCTAATAAAGACCGCGTGCCTAATATAACCGTAGGCGGAAGCAAAAAGAATTTTAGCGGTGGAGCAGCTGCAGGCGAAGTTTTATTTGGCTCGGAATTTGGCGCTGAACCATATTTAGCCAGACGTAAAAACGGGTCTAACTTAGGCGCTAACACTTTTGGAACTACTAAAGGGCGTCGCTTTCCACCTATGTCACCGCCATTAAACGGCGGTAACGAAGGTTATTGGATTTTTCCTACCTTGCGTAGAGAACAGCCAGCCATTACCAGCGCGTGGACTAGAGCCGTCGAGAATGTTTTGAAAAATTGGAGTAAAAACTAATGGCTAATATTAGAACTCTTAAACTTAATCTGCTAGCAGATGTAAGCGAATTCAATAAAGGCTTGGAAACAGCCGAAAGCAAATTTAAGAAAATGGGCGATAAGCTCGACGACGTTTCCAAAAAAGCCGCCATTGGTTTAGCCGCCCTAGCAGTAGTAGCCGTAGATTTTGCTAAAGCAGCTGCCGAAGATGAAAACGCAGCTAAGCAGCTTGAAGGGCAATTAAAAGCCAGCACAAACGCTACAGACGCCCAAGTTAAGGCAATTGAAGATTACATAACCAAAACTTCCATGGCAGCTGGCGTAGCTGACGACCAATTACGCCCAGCCTTAGCACGCCTTGTACGGTCTACAAAAGACACCGCCGAAGCCCAAGACCTGTTAAACCTAGCTTTAGACATTTCGGCGCGAACGGGTAAAGACGTAGAGACAGTATCCACCGCCCTAGCTAAGGCAAATGACGGAAACGTAAACGCCCTTAAAAAACTGGGTATTACTTTAGGCGATAACGCCACAAACTTAATCGAATACAACAAAGAGCAAGAAAAGTTAGTTAAGTATAATAACGAAGCACAACAGGCTTTAGCAGAATTTGGCGCTGGTTCAGAAGAATATACCAAGGCTATGGGCAAGGTAGCGGAAGCCCAAGCAACCAGTAACGCAATAGCCGCCGAAGGTATTGACGTATTTGGCGAGCTTGGAAAAGAATTTGCTGGAGCTGCAGCCGATAAAGCAGGAACGGCAGAAGGTAGTTTTATTCGCCTAGGCATAGCGCTAAACGAAACTAAAGAAGCCATTGGTGTAGGATTACTACCAGTAATAATTAGCATGACTAACGCGCTAACTCCATTAGCTGCAAAAATACAGGAAAACGGCGACTTCTTTTCTAAGTTAATTATCGTTTTGGGTATTGCTTTAGGTTCTATCGTTGCGCTGAATTACGCTATTAAAGCCGTTACGGTTCTAACTACTGCGTGGTCAGGTGTAGTAGCAGTTGCCACCGCCGCCCAGTACCTATGGAATATTGCCCTAAATGCTAACCCTATTGGGCTAGTTATTATTGCAGTAGGTCTTTTAGCCGCTGGTATTGTTTTGGCTTATCAAAAGATTGAACCATTTAGAGACCTTATCGACAGCATTATTCAGAAGATTAAAGACATGGGTAAAGCCATTAAAGAAAGCGCTTTTGGCAAGGCTATTGGCAGCATTGTAGACAAAGTCACCGAAGGTAAGGCAGTAGGCGGGTCTGTTTCAGCTGGTCAAGCGGTGCGGGTGGGTGAATTAGGAAGTGAAATTTTTGTGCCTACTTCGGGCGGGCAAATAATTCCAAATAACAAATTAGGCGGAACTGGAAACACGTTTATTTTTAACGGCGTAATAGACGGCGAAAGCGCACGCCGCAGTATCGAGCAGCTGCTACAAAACAGCGCTAGACGTACAGGGGCGGTAAACTTCGTAGGCGCTACGTTATGACCACCTACACGCCATACCCTAAAGTAATTTTTGGCGGTTTAACCGAATACGCAGATAACACCATAGGCGGCATTTCCCTGCAATTAGGGCGCAGAAACATTTATGAGCAGGCGCAAGTAGGCATAGCCAGTATTAGCTTATGGACAGATGCCGCAAGCCCTTTAAATGTCACCCTGTCGGAAAGTGTCCAAGTACAGATACAAAACACAAACGGCACTTATAACACTTTGTTTACTGGGACTATTTCGGACATTGAAATAAGCCTACAAGGTTATGGGGACATTGGTTCGGTAGCAATTTATCGAATAACAGGCGTAGGCGTATTGGCTCAATTAAATAGACGCCTTACAGGGCAGGTTAATTACGCTAAAGAATTTGACGGCACACGAATTTATAACATTTTGCGGGACGCATTTATTCAAGACTGGACAGAAGTCCCGCCTACTTTGACATGGCAAGCAGTTAGCAATATTGCAACGTGGGAAAACTGGGACGCCACTAACGCAATTTTACTTGACAATTTAGCAGCTCAAATAGACCAGCCTGGAGACTACGAGTTAGAAGCCTATAACGGCGGCGTTATCAACGCTTGGACACTTGCCCAAGATGCAGCTAATTCAGGGCGCGGCTATTTGTATGAAGCTGACGACGGTTCGCTGTTTTACGATAGTTACAGTAGTAGGGCTAGTCAATCGCCTTTAACGCTTACAGCTGACGATTTATTAACCGACGGTTTAAGGCAAGCTGCCCAATGGTCAGAAGTTGTAAACGACGTAACCGTGACTTACAAAGCCAATGCCGAAAAATACGCAGCCGATTACACAAGCCAAGAATCTTATGGACAGCTAGCAGGCACAAGGTCTACACAGTTGGAAAAGGGTACAGACGCTCAAAGCCAAGCGAACGCATTTTTGGAAAGTAGAGCTTACCCACGCACCTACCCTGAACAGTTGAGCATAGCCCTACACAGCCCTACGGTAAGTAATGCCACAAGGGACGCGCTAATTTCTATGCACGTCGGAGCTAGCGTATTTACAAACGAATTACCCGCAGTATTTGGTACTATTTTTGACGGGTTTGTAGAAGGTATGAACTGGAACATAGACAGGTATACGGCGACAGTTAGCTTAATCTGTTCGGCAGTTTCCGAGACATACCCACATTTAATTTGGCTGCAAATAGCGCCTACCGTAACTTGGGCGGGGTATACTCCAAGTACGACAGAATGGCAGGATTTATAACAATGGCAGTAACACCAAATTATGGCTGGCCAGTACCAGTAGCAACAGACTATGTTAAGGACGGATACGCAGCTATTGCCGACCTTGGCGACGCTATTGATTCGACGGTCTTTGGATTACCTAGTGCTGGCTTAACTCTAGTTAAAACACAGGTAATTGGGTCTGCCGTTTCAAGCGTAAACGTAACAAGCGCATTTAGCACAACTTATGATGCATACAAAATTGTGATTTCAGGTGGTGTTGCAAGTACGGATGTCAATTTGGGCCTAAAGTTAGGTGCTAGTGCTGCAAGTTATTCGTACATTACAACTGGCGTCAATAGCGCGGGAAGTGCCGCTACAAGTCGCGTTACATCTGGTGCATCTTTTGCCGCAGTGGGTAACGGCACTACAGATACATTGAGCTTAAATCTCGATATTGTAAACCCATTTTTAGCAAAATATAGTTTAATCAGTAGTCTTTATGCTGCTGATAACACCACAGGTTATTTAGTGCTTGGAAGTCACAAAGTAGCAACCTCTTACACAGATTTTACATTGACCCCATCATCGGGAACTTTGACAGGTGGAACTATTCGCGTTTATGGCTACAAAAACTAATAAGGATAATGACATGGCGACTGCAAAACCAAACATTCAAATCGATGACCTTGTACGTGAAATGACCACCGAGGAACATACTTTATACAAGGCACAGCAAATAGCAAACGCCGCAGCGCAAGCCGAAGCAGATGCAAAAGTTGCAGCGCGTGAAAGCGCTCTTGCTAAATTTGCAAAACTTGGTTTAACCGAAGAAGAAATAGCCGCTTTGTAATGACCGTTTTAACGTGGCTAGCTCATAGCCCTATTGCTTCCTTTTTTAAGGTTTTTGCAGCTGGGGTTTTAGGCTGGGTGCTTATGAACAGCGAAAACCTTGGGCTACACCCCGCGCTTGCCCTTGGATTAGCGGCAGCCTTACCTATTGTTATTAACTGGTTAAACCCAGAATACGACAACTACGGCAGGGCTAACCTAGATGAAGCCAATTAAATTAGGCGTAGTAACATTTCCATACGGCGCTAAATACCAGTCTGGACGCTTACATAAAGGCGTAGATTACCGAGCCAAAACAGGCACGCCAGTTTATGCAGCTGTAGGCGGCGTGGTAATACACGCAGGGCGACACCTTTATAAAAAGGGCTGGGGTTTTTCCTTTGGCGTACACGTCATAGTAGACAATGAGCGCTTTACAGACGGCACAGCGGGACTATGGGCGGGTTATTGCCACCTATCGGCAGTTAGTGTCAAAGTGGGTCAGCGTGTCTCTAAGGGCGATTTAGTGGGCATTTCGGGCAATACAGGCTTTAGCACAGCGCCGCACTTGCATTTTCAAATTCTTAGCAGCCGTTACTGGAACGCTAAAAAGGCTAAAAACCCGCAGAAATGGCTAGACGCGTGATAGTCAAAGTAGAGAGCAATAAAGATAAGCAAGGCATTTTGCCTAATGACGCTACAAAAGTACGCATTTTAGGCGCAACAAGCTGGAAGCCGTCGCGTACTAATAAGCGCATGCTGCTAGAAACTACTATCCAAGTAGAGCTGCCAGCGTCGGGACTTCCTAACGTTATTCGCTTTAGGTTTTGCAGATACCCAAACACAGCTAAAGCAGATTACACGGGACATTTCAGCTACCCAGTACACGCAGGTATGGCAGGTAAAGAAGTTTGGGTAACGCTAGCGCACTCAATTGTAGTCAATCGCACTATGGATATAGCAATTTATTTAGACCATGACGGGGCAAGTCCAATAGTTTTAGACGGTAGACAGTTTAAGGCTAACTAATGACACTTATCCAAGTTGGGCAATACGCAGGGGCGCTTATAGCCATTTTTACGCTACTGGGCATGTTTATTAAATGGGTAGTAGTTAAGCCTATTAAGTCCTACATAGATACAGCTACAGCCCAAATAGCCCCAAATGCCAATGGCGGACGCTCATTAAATGACCTAGTTACCAAAGTGGACGACCTAAAAACCATGCTAAACAAACATATTCAAGACCACGACACGCCGAAATAATTAAACCTACTTGCCACACTTGCAACAGTATGCAACACTAAAGCAACAGGGAAAGGGACTTATGGAAAAGTACCTAACAGCAAAACAGGTAGCCGATAAGCTGCAAGTCAATCGGACGACCTTATGGCGCTGGGAAAAAAACGGAACGCTGAAGCCGCTAAAAATTGGCGGGGTCAAGCGATACAGTCAAGACCAAATAGACAAAAACAAATAACTAACAAAGGAACAGGGCATGTTTTACAACGGATTTACTTTATTACTAATGATTATAAGCGCTATAGGTGGTTTACTACTGGGCGTACATATACAAGAAACGCACGAATTTAGACGGCGTGACGACTGGTTAAATGGCGACACCATAGAAGACCAAATGAAGCGCGACGGCTGGCACTTATGAGCTACGACATTTCAGACTATGTAGACGTCAAGACCCGCATAGAATTGCTGTATAAGAAGTACGAAAACGCTTCTATTCAATTTGAGTTTAAAGGTGTAATGGAAGGCAACCCCGACTTTATTTGGGGTATCGCCTATGTTTACAGACACCCAGAAGACCCGCGACCAGCCACGGGAACGTGTAGCGAACTAGCTCAAGGTAAGACAGCGTTTACACGCGGTAGCGAATTGGCTAACTTAGAAACTTCGGCTATTGGGCGGGCTATCGGGGCGCTTGGTATTGGTCTAGGTAAGTCAATGGCAAGCAAGCAAGAAGTAAACAGCGCTAAGGCTAGGCAGATAGAACCAGAAATAGACCCATGGGCTAAAGCAGATGAACCTAAAGGGTTAAGCGTGCCACAATGTCAGCACGGCGACATGAGACGCAAGACAGGGCTTAAGAAAGACGGCACGCCTTACGCGGGTTATGTCTGCACAGTAGGCGGAATTGGGGACGACTGCAAGGCTCGCTGGGATAGGTCGAAATGATACACGCTATTAGGGACATGGAAGCGCACCTAAGAAATACATGGCAGTTTGACAAATGGGGCTTTACGCACGGCTGGGGTGACAAGGCAACGCTTAGCGACATAGACGGCTTTTACGGGTTTATGGGCGAGCGCAACGACCAGTTCATCTTGGTAGAAATGAAGCATTGGGACGGGCAAGGCGACGTACCTAAGATACCTATGAAGTCAGGGCAGGCAATTATGCTATGGCGACTTAGTTTGCAGCCAAACTTTAGCGTAATGCTGGGTTATGGCGACACTTCCAAGCAACAGGTTTATTATTCCGAAGTCTGGAATAACGGCAAGGTACATAAGTGTAAAGACTTTAAGGAGTCTCTTACGCTTTGGTGGGCTTGGGCAAGTGCCAAACGATAACGACGTAGAGCGCTGCACCTGCGGCGCTTGGTATTACATTGGAAAGCCATGCGGCTTTTGTGAGAAATGGAGAAACAGGGCATGACACCGAAGGAAATAGAAAGAGCTTATGACGCTGGTTATGTAAACGCTTTACTACAGCTGAAGGTTCATATTAACGCATTTGTAGATAAGCCAAATAGTCAGACTAAAAAGGTATTTGACCTAATAGACACCATGCTAGAAGTCACGGAAGATAAATTCATATGAGCGACGAAGTTTGGAACAGTATAAAAAGTAAGGTTTATGGACATTATTTAGCAGCTAAGAGCCTGCCCGAATACTGCAAGGGCTGTGGAAAAACGCTAGAGCCTACAGACTTAGGTTACGACCCATACACAAACGTAAGGTTATGGGTTACTTATTGCTGCGGCAGTATGGATAAGTACGAAGAAATGGTAAGCGACACGCCCTAAGCTTCCCCACATTAGGACGTGTCGCGCTTACCTATGATACGGTAACAAGTCTTCCGAACTCACTAAGCAGTATAACTTAGGGCGTGCTAATAACACGCTAAACCGCCGTTTAAGGGCGTACTATCGGTATGAATTTATAAGCTCATACAAGGCAGAAATGCGAGACTAAATGGTGTATTTGAAACGAGCCGCCCAAATACTCATAACCAAGCTATTTAGTCATATGGCGCGGCTGGACATTAGTCCCCATGACGACCCACACGATAGCGACGGGTTAAGAAATGGTGTTAAGTAAAGCCATTCCTTGCCTACTCCAGCTTAGGGTTAATCCTTGCTAATCTTAGTAAATGGATTATGTGCAAGTGCCAAAGAGCGACTTAGTACAATACGTTGCAAGGGTAAACGCACTAATTCAAGACCACGATAAACAGACACAGGAGCTAAGCGACATAAGAGCTTTAGCAGATATAGTCAATGAAACATGGCAAAACAGATTAGACCTATTAGCTGATTACATACTTGATTTAAACCCAAAAGAATCAAGCACTTATGAACGCGGACTTATGAAGGCATACGACATTATGAAGGGCAATAAATGAGTAAGCACGGATTACGGGGCAATACCACTAAGCGGGAAAGCTTGAGAACTCAAGCCTTCAAGATTTATGGCAAGACCTGTAACTATTGTGGGGATATTGGTTTAGAAGTAGACCACGTCATAGAGTTAGCAGCTGGTGGAGACAACACCATAGATAACCTTCAGGTATTGTGCAAGGAATGTCATAAGCGAAAGACAAGTGCATTTAATAGTAGGCGTTTAAACACACACACAAGCAAGAAGGGCGTTTTTTCTGAACAACCTGCAC